CGCCGGGGATTGAGTAGCTGTTGGTCACCGTCTGGCCGTTTAAGAAGAACATCTGGTCGGTGCCGCCGCCCGTAGCGCCGCCGCCGATAGAACCCCATGCCGAGCCGTTGTAGCCCTCAAACGCGGCTTGGGTGGTGTTAAACCGCAAATACCCCGCGGCGCCCGTGGGGCGCTCCGCAGTGGTCCCTACGGGTATCAGCACGGCATCGGTGGACAGGATAGACAGTTTGACCGCGGAACTCGTACCGCCAATGGCTACGCGCTGGCTGACGTAGGCGTTGCCGTTGACGTACAGATCGCCGTTTACGATGGGGCTGAAACTGGCCGCCGGGCCGTACACGTTGTCGTAAGTCGCAATCGTGACGCCCGTCGAGGTCTTCAGCACAAATTTGTAGGCTGTCTGATCGTCCAGCCAAATCTCATTAACGCGCCCCGCCGAGTCCAGCACGATAGGGTTTGCGTGCGGCGTAACGCCGGTCGAAGATGTGTACGTCGCCGTCGGGGTCGTGGTGCCGGCCTCGTAGGTGTAGATCAGGCCACCGGACAACGGCACGCCGTTGTTGTCAAAAAACTGCCCTCCGACGCCGGCAAAGAGTGAGATAACAACGGCCATGCTCTACCTCGGCACAAGGGTTAAGGTAGGTGCAACAGTGTACGTTACACGCAACCGATCATTAGGCGACAACCAAAATACCCCAGAAGTCGAGCCGACACCATAGAAAGTTACGTTGTCGCGCGAGAAAGCAATGGCGGATACCGTGCCGCCCGTTACAATGACATCTATAGACCGCCCGGTGGTGTTTTGGAAGGTAAAAGGCGACGCGCCGGCGGCTATGGCGCGCGGCAGGATAAGCCAGCCTGGCACCTCGTCGATGCGTGGCGGCGTGACCGCTAGAGCTTGCACTTGGCTTTGCAAGACCGCCGAGAAGGCCGCGGCGCCGTCTGGGTTGGACAGGGCCGCGCTCTGCAAGGCGTCAAAGATCGTGGCATCGTCCGTGGCCGGCGGGCCAAGCTGCACATCTTGCAGCGAGTCCGTATTGGACCCGCTGCCGGTCAGGTTGAACAGGTTGAAGAAGAACCGATACCATTCCCGCGAAATCAGCCCCGTGCGCTCGTCCGTGATGGGGACGCGGGGGGCGGGGATGTTGGTTACGTTGGGAGGGCTAGGCATTGGTCGGGCTAATCGCCAATTCGGCGCCGAGAATGGCTATCTTCACCGGGTCGGTGCCAGACACCTCATACACCCGGTCGCGGATTTTCATGGTCATGCCAAGGCGGCGCCAGATGGTGCGGAAGCCGTAGCGGCCGATTTGGCCCATGGACTTCCAATGCTCGTTTGACCATGTGTGGCCGCCATCGTCTGACCAGCGCAACATGACGCGCGGCACCATGGTCACAAGGGGGCTTTCCGTGACGGAAATATAGTCCTCGCTTTCGGTGATGAGGAAATCATCGCCTTCCGTAAGCAGCAGACCTACCTCAACCGCGCTGTCGAATATTTCATCATCAGACGGCGAAACACTAAGGCCAACGCCGGTTTCGCAGTCGAGTTGCAGCGCGTGGTGCGTGGTACGCTTTAGCGTATTCTGTCCGGTCGGCAGCGCACGCCAGGACCGCAGCCATTTCTGTTCCGCGCCGTTATCTGCGTATACGTCAAGGTTGAAGGCGTAGATGTTGCCGTTCTCAAAATCGCCGACAACGATCTCGTCGTTGAAATTCATCTGGCAGTTGCTGCGGTGGCGCGTGAACGCGCCGTTCTCCCAGCCAGAACGCTCGTGCCAGGCTTGCGTGGCCACGTCGTACACCCACGTCGTATTGGCGGACGGAAAGATCAGCACATAGAATGAATGGCCGTCCTGCTGGTATGTGTAGCCAATAGCGTCAGAAAGATTGCCGTATTGCTGGATTTGCCACTCGACCGCGTGGGTAGAAATGCGCTGCCCGGTATAGCCGTTGGACCGATACACAATGCCTCGGCCGCGGGCGTCGGCGCCCAACCAAAACAAACCGTTGTCCATCTTGGCGACGGAATACGCGGCCGCGCAGCCGATTTCGTTGAACGCACCTTGGATGCGCTGGAGCGGGAAATCCGCGGTGCCGGCGTCGTACCAGACTTCAACGGAAGTGGTGCCGAACAACCAAACTTCGCGGTGGTCAACGATAAGAGACACCAAGCCGTCAGGAGAGCCTTCCGCGCTGGCAAAATCTAAGGGATCAACCTGCGTGCCTTCCAGCAAACTTGTGATCCAAAACTTTTGGCTGTTTGGCTGGTTGAACACAAAGTAGCCGTCCAAATAGCCGACCGCGACAGCACCGGGGTAGTCAATGTCGGTGATCTGCTGAAAGACATCAGTCAGGGTGTTGTAGATGTAGCCGGGGCCGTTGGCGGCGATAAAAAGCTGCGTGCCGTTGTCCGACATTGACACAGGGCCGGTGTTGGCAATCGTGCCAATGGAAGTGGCGGCCCAGTTGCTGTTGAGTTTATAGAGCGTGTCGCCGGATACAACGTAACCGTACGCCCCCATTTGCCACAGCCCGCGGATAGGCCCGCTGCCAACCGTGGCGAGCAACTGCAAGCCCGGCGCACGCTGAAGAAACGCGGGTTCTTTGCCGCCCTCTGGCACAAGTTCTGGGAACAGGTTGATCATGCGGCTGTCCGCAGCATTGACGCTGCGGGCCACATAGGTCGAGCCAAGGATCGGCGTCTTCATTAGTAGTTGCCGGCAAAGATGTTAAAGCGTTGGCGAGTGCCAACGATGCTGTACGGCAGCGCCATGATGTCGTCGGGGTTGTTGATCCGCTTCAAGTTGCGCTTGGATGTCATAGCGATGCGCTGCACCTGCGGCGACGGCTCAACACCAAATTCGGGCGCCATTTCGCACGCCAAGTTGTAACGGAAGCACCGCAGGTAGCCTGGCGGAAAGGCCAGCGTGGTCGTCAAATTTGCCGGCTGGGTCAATTCTTCGACCGAGACAATGTGGAACTCCAGCACCTTCGTCGGCACCGGGTATACATACATTTCGATGTTGGGGTACGTCATATTGACCCACAGTACCTGCGGGTATGTGCTGGTAACGGTCTTGACCGCAATGCCGTTGTATTGCTGCTGATTGATCAGTTTGAGGCCGTAGGAAATGCCCGACGCCGGGTCGCGGAAATAGGTGCTGTCCTCAACCAAAATCGGACGCTCACCTACAATATCTCCGGTCGGCCCAAACGTGCGCGAAATAGTGCCTGGAGGCCAAGTTTCTACTTGGTCTTGCGTGGAAAACACGGACAGCCGTTCCGTGTTCCAACTGTCGATCATCTGGTTGAGCGCCGTAAGCGCGTCTTGGGAAGTTTCCGACGAAGGCGTTTCGCCTTCGGCCAGCACACCTAAAAGCCGAAGCGCACCGTTAATCTGGTCAGCCGCCGTTGTCATGTGCGTCTTCCTCTTTAGCTACTCGTGGGCGGCTGCGGCGCCGATTAGCCAGCCCATTAACCGCCCCGTCCGTATTTGGCGGTGGGGCCGGCGCAGCCGGGTTATAGCGCATCCACCCAAACTCTTCATCATAAATTGCCTCGGCGTCCGAAATGGCCACCTTGGTTCCGTGTTCGGGGTGTTGCAGGTAAATTACCGCCATGTAAGCCTCTAAAGGGGGTGGCCCCTGCCGAAGCAGGGGCCGGGTAGATTACGAAATCGCGTACAGCGCCCACGCGCCTTCGGCGGACTTCCGCGCGCGGAAGGACCGAACGGTGCCGGCGGTGGCCGCAATGGTCATAAGACCCTGCGAACCGCTGGAACCAATGGTCCAGCCGGTGTTTGTGGTCATGGTGATGACGCCCGCGGTCGTCGTATTGATGACGCGGAAGTCAAACGCAGACCCCACTTTGGAGTTGTTCAGGTAGGCGTCCAGATCAGACGCCAGCGGCAGCGTGTAAGCGGCGGTCGTCGTCGGCGTGCCGATGATGATGCCGTTAGTAAGCTGCGCGGATGTCAGCGTCGCGCTGTCCGTAGCCGTCGCCGGTACGGGAACAGTGACGATTTCCGGTTCGTTAAGGTTGCCATCGCCAATCTGATAGCCGCCACCGACAGAAGGAAGTGCCATGATCTTATTCTCCTATCTCTACCTGTTAGCCCCACATCCGCACGGCCATCGGCGGGCGAATGGTGCTGAAACCGTACAGCACGTCAATACGGCACGGCAG